CTCATGTTTATATTATTCGTAGGATATTTAATATTGTCTGTACATACAGTAGTACTATTTACCTCACACATAACTACCTCTTCTTTATTATAACTATTTTCACAACAATTCACAACTACACCCAATTTATGAATATCACTATCTAATGTATCAAAATTATCCCCTACTGTATACCCAAAGTACGTATAGGAATTAAACATTAATTCACGTACTTCATTCAATATCTCCAATAACCGATGTAATGATACATCATAGATATGATAACCACTATCTTCATGAAAGAACCCAAACACAGTATGTCGACACCCATAAGGTACATCTATATAGTGTATATTTGTTTTACCATCATATGTCTTAATAGAGAAAGCTAACTTATCAAAGTGCTTTACTCCCTCTACACCAATAGACACAGATTTAATATCTGATGCATTAGTAGATTCAAACACAGTAAACATTGTATTAATGATTGTCCGTAACAACACTTTCAATGATTGATACTTAGTATTATGAATCTCTGTCATGAACTTAGCACGTTTTAAATCTTCCTTAGTATATTTACCACACATAGGAATGACCATATCACCAAATGCAAGAATTGTATCATTATTCAATGGTATTCCATAAACATTTGTAGCATAGTTTAAATTATCCCCTAATTCATAATCAAAATACACCTTAGCATTATCTGATAATTTAGAAACCTCTGAAATTAATTTAAACCCATCCAACGCATCAATGAATACTGTATTGTAATTAGAATTCCATGTATGATAGAAATTAAATACTAACTTACGAATGAGTTGTAACAGATAAATGACTTCATCACTATCTAACTCAGTACAAAATGCTTCTCCACGAATATAATCAATGACAGAAATACAATCATCTGCTTTATGTTTAAATTGTATTTTAATTAAATGCTTTGTATCCCATGTAAATGATGTAACATATACATCCTTACAATATTGTATGTATGCAAGTAACATATCTAATTGATTCATGGAATCAGTATACACATTACCCTTATATGCAATCATAAAAGCATTCACACCTTGATGAATGTAATCATCACCACAATGACCAATACTCGTCATAGATAGTAACAGTTTATTAATGTATCGACTACTATTCGCTACATCCTCTTTAAATGTAGACTCATACCGATATCGCATATAACTTAACACAGCACTCGCTACAGTTCCTACACAAGATACAATAGGACGATGTAACATGTCTTTATTAGCATTCACAGCATCTACAAAACATTTTACTTTTTCCCAATCATTTAATTTCGCAATCCGTAGCTTTACACCAATATCATCAACTACAATGACATCACCTTCTAAGTTAGCATTGATATTTTTACTATCTACATAATTCAATTGACCACGACAAGTATCAATATCTACTGTAGTTAGTACTTCATCATACAAGAAAGTATACACATCTGATACAGCCTCAGAATGTAAACGCATAATATAACGAATCACTGCACGAATATTATCTAGTACAGTCTTAACAGAAATCTCACATGTATCACTAAATGCTACTGTAGGTAATAACACCTCTTCTACGCTAGTACCATACAAAGGAGTCCCTGTGAAGATATTATCATTCTCAATCTCAACACTAAATGTTACACTATCATTCTTGATATCATAATGAGGTACTAATCTATCGTCATCTTTAAACTTATTTACTATATTATACAAATATTGATACTTATATAGTAAATCTAATTTACAAGCATCATCCATATTATCATAATCATATAACGTAGTGAAATTAGGTATTAAGTTAAAGTTCTTATGACTTCGATTATATCGTGCTAAATCACCAATACTATCTACTACACCATTTACTACTTCTTCATACAACTTCTTAATTAAAGTCATTACACTTATCATCTTACCACCATCAAGTAGTAATGTAGTATATGTATCTAATACCTTAGCATCAAACCGTAAATCTTTTAGATAACGACTATCTGTTATCTTTTTATTGTCTATATCATAGAAAGCAGGTACACCCTCTTTTGATAAACACATCTGTGTAAATACACCTTTAATAGATACTACTGTACGTAACTTATAAATAGTACGTAATAACTCAATATATGTACTAGCATCCATTCGATTCATTCTATAACAAAGTGACATACTAACCTCCTATTGTTTAGTAATAAATGTATCCCATTGTTTCTGTATTGTATCAATAAAGAAACAACAACTATTGTAATAACCACTAATCTTGTATGTCCAATCTAACCCAGACTTTTCACCTAATAAATCATACATCTCGGGACTTAAATGATTAGGATATAACATATACTTAATCTTAATAGGATTATCATTATTAAGTGAAATCAGAACACTATGTGCATAATAAGGTTTATTATCCATATACACTACATCACCACGATGAGGTAAATTAAGTATATCAGTAATAGCATATACCCCATTTTTTAATGCTCCACGCAAGCCTAACATATCAAATGTAGAAGATATGTTTAAATATGTCTTACGAGATACACGATGAGCCTTTACATCATCTGCAGTATATTCTTGTACAACTGCTAATACTTCGTCCCCTACTTCAATAGTACGATACCCCTTAGCATATAAGTGCATGAATGTATCTTTTATATATGTGAAATCTGTATCATCTACAACAAAATCTTTACCAATACACTTAGGTGTGTTGCATGATACCTTTACATCTACCTTACCAACCTCATCACTCTCTTTTACACTAACTGTAAATAAAGATTTTAAGAAAGAAGAAAATGTAACTTTCCCACACGATTTAACTAATTCATGAATCCTTTTAATGCTATCAGTACTAAATTCTTTTATATCTACATCCCCATTATCACGTAAGAAAGATAATAAGAAATCCATTTGATACCCTTGTAATCTCTCCTCACTTTGAACAGGATAACGTCTTAAATATCGCTTATACACCTTACCCATAAATTCATTAAAAGCTACTACCTCACGAGGTGGTAATATTGCTAAAGCAGGTGTTAATTCACTTAGAAATACTGAATCACCATCTTTAACTTTAGCAGTATAATATACATTCCCATAATCAGATATATGACGTCTCAAGAGCGTAATATCTAAACTCTCTAAATACCCTAAAATAGCTAGTGTAGCCATTGAAGTATACTTACTCATTCTCTTATATGTTTTATTCTTAGCCATTATTCTTTCCCCTTTAATACTTTCTCTAACACATAAAACTCATCTGAAGTATATGTTACATTATCTACAGTATACTTATAATTCTTCTTATTCTTTTCATATAGACTTAATAATCTATCTAGCATGTGTTTATTAAATCCTTGTCCATACTTCTTAGCTTCCACATGATATAAGTCCATATCTAATGCCCTATCACATATCTCCGTAACTACATTAGAATAGATATCTGTGAAATTATAGATGTCCTCATTATTAGACACATCTGCCCCTTCTACATGTTTTAAATATTGAATGCACTCCGCTACAATAAGTCGCATTAGTTTATAACTAGGAATCATCTTTTATATCTCCTTATGATAATACGTACACAATACATGCAACAATAAAGACACCAATATTAAATATATGGTCTGGAATCCCTATTGAAATATATGGCTGTACAAAAGACAGTAGCAACACCACAAATAGTAAATAATATGAAGTCTTTAACTCGCTCATATCGCACCTCACAGTAAATAAAACTATTATTACACTATAAGTATACTAAATATAGTAAAAAAGAGATAATACAAACTTTTTTATTGTTTCGTACTATCTCTATAAAAAACTTTTATAATCCCTATGTGATTTTTACTTGATATTATATTTTTCAACTCGTTTATCTAAACATTCACGATATTCAATCATAGCAGATAATTGCTTACATAGAATATAATAGTCTTCATGTTCTTTGTTTTCATCTAAAAATGTAATCAAATGCTGAATACGTTCTTCTAATGTTTTTAATTCTTCTAATAGTTTTTCTTCCCAACCCATACTATATCTCCTTTATAAATTTCTGTATAGTAATACAATATTTAATAACAAAAATAAAAAGAATGATGATTCTAACACCATACCAAATACAACTTCTAATCTACCCCTAATAGTATTAGAATCTTTATACTTAGTAACACTATCATAAATACTAATACTTACTAAGATAGCTACTAATGATAAAAATATCATTGTTAATATAGCTAAGATTGGTGGCTGAATACTAATATTATACATTATTTTCATCCCTATCAATATCATGAGAAATAACTGTATTAAGCTTCTTTTCATACACGTCTACATATATTTCATCCTTATCACCATTATAAGTCACTTCAATTAATTCTTTGACATTAAACCCACTTACAATAGCTTTCCAATTCTGCAGTGTTTTACATGACCACACTACAAACATATCACTAGGTTTTATATCTTTAACATCATAACCAAAATCATTAAATAATACTGTCCTAGTAGCATTAATTGCTTTATCTTGTATAGTACCACTCATTTTACACTACTCCCATGTATAATTAACAACAACCTTCTTTTTCATGATTAATATTCATGATTGTATAATTTCACTTTTGAAATCTCATACCCATATTTATTACCTAAACGGTCTTTACAATATTCTAACATATACCCCTGTCCACTCTTTTTATGTTTGTAATAAATATGATAAATATAACAACCACCAATACACTCACAATTACTATCAACTTCTATGCAATCTTTTAACAACTCTTCATATTTCATTTTTTATTGCCACTCACCCATTATTTAATACCAAATAATAGATTCTTTACATATTCTAAGTTATTAGTAATCCAATAACTAATACTAAATGTTTCATCTTCTACACTATTACTATCATTAGTATCTTCTGTATCTGTTTCTTTTGTAGTGTTGTTATCATCAAATAAACTATGATATAACCATGTGCCAGTAAATGCACCTACCACACTATTAAAGAAACCACCATTATTATAATAGTTATTAGTGATATTACGTGCTTCACTACTTGACTTAGTATCAGTTGTACTCTTTGTAGTTTTAACACTATTACTCTTACTAGGTGTACTCTTTACAGGAGTACTTTTAATAGGTGTACTCCTTATAGTTGGAGCTGACCTAACTACAGGAGCAGGTCTAGCTGATACACCTACTGCATTTACATAATAACATGATACACTAGCTAATATAGATAACACAACAATTCTTTTAAACAATGTACTCATTACACTTCAATTCCTCTGTTTGTTTCTTTAATAAATCATAAGCCTTACGTCTCATATCTTTTTCTACATCATAATGAGATTTGAACCCTTCTACATATACTTTAGAATACCAATCAAAATCCTCATCATCCATTTTCTTTTTAGAATCCTCTATGGATTCTAAAAATTTAGTGTAACGACTTTCATTGGAATCTTCATATGCTTCTAAGAAATGTAATATAGACGTATTAACACATCTCTTATACAACTCAGTAGAACTAGTCATTAACTTATTTAAAAGATAAACCTCAATTTTAAGTCGTGTAACAAATAACCCATATCGTACTATATCTAACCATGAAGTATTATTACTCATATCTTATCATACCTATCCGCTACAGTATCCCTAAATGTTTGATACTTAGCATCCTCTAAATAGAAAGGGTCAGATGTGCCTAATACCTCTGTAGCAATATAACATAATAATTGCCCTAACCTCAACTCAGGATAACAACCCCAAATATATTCTATATCTCGTAACACGTCTTTATGACTATTAATCACTTCTTGATTTTTAGTATAAGAACGTGTCCTATGCTCTACTTCTCTATGAACGCACATCTAACAAACTCCCCCTAAAATAACTTATTATAATATACTAACTCTTTACCGACATCATCTAATACATATGTGTCATGATAGAATTCTAAATCAATCCTACCATATCTCTTGATGTACTCACGTCGTAATGATATATCTTTTACTATATCACGTTGATACACAGCCATAATCGTGTTACCTTTACACCACGACATTGCCTTATCTACACTAAATACTACATAATCATGACTGACACTAACAGCATCATCAACCCCTCTATATACCTTATAATAATTTTTATCAAATAATCTACCACTATAATATTCAGATAAAAACTTATTATAGATAGCCATCTTTTCTGCACTTTTATATCTACTATAGAAGTAATATGATACAAAGCATAACACACAACACATGAATAAAGCAATCACTAAACCCATATAATCACCACCTATAATAAGTAATGAATTTGATTATATGATACTATCTCTTCACCAAATCTATGATGTCTATATGCTACTACATAGAATAAGAAATCTAACCCATCTACACCATAAACAGATTGATAGTCACGACCATATAAAAACCTATACTTATTTATCTCATAAGGACAACGCTTATATACATACATCACTGAATGACCATCATAGTATAAATGATTTTCAGTAATGCCAAAGATAACATAGTCATCACTTACACATACATATGTATCACCAGTTACACAATAATAGATATCGTATATAGACGTGTCAAATAATTCCCCATTATAATACTTAGCATCAAACAGTAGATATTTCCTCAATAGTTGATTTGGTAATGTTATCTTATATACACTATATATCAACCCTATTAGACATATAAAAAAAGCAATATATAGTAAACAGTTTATTACATTGATTGTTACAGTATCCATATATTACATTAACCCACATTCTGTATCTTTATCACTATTAACCATATCCACATAATGCTCAACAACTTTAAAGTTCTTTACTCTGTCTTCATTAAGATAATTAATTTCTACTAAATGACCTACAAATAACTTATTATTCAACCATGCAGTCTTAGTATCAAAATCTACAGTATATACTACCATGAAATCACTACCACTATAATGATAGACAATCGTACTATTATCTTCCTTTGTTATGTCATCACTTAAATAAAAATTCATGAAGTCATTAGCAACTACTTTATTAGCAAATACAATAGTTAAACAATCGATACAATCACTAATATAATGAACTATTTCAGTAACTACAGCATTGCAAATTAATTCGCCACCTTTATTAATAGAGTAGCTATCATAAAGTCGTACATTCCCTAGATAGTATTCAATAATAAAATACTCCCCTAATTTATACTGTACACTATGCAATCTGATATCACCATAGTTATATGTTGGTACACTTACATTACTATAGTAGTATTTGAATGTAAAATCTTCAGCATTATAACTTGTATGAGTCGCTAATAATTCTAATTGTAGCCTAAATTTATTAAACCGTTGAGTATCTATTGTATGTGCCATAATCTATCTCCTATTTAATACGTCTTACCATGAATCCACTTCATACACCCTAGTCGCATATAATACATTGCTCTATCCATTGATAACTTAGATACACCTTTACGCTTCTTAGCACGTTTTTTATAACAACCAAATTCATAAAAAGCACCATCTTCTGTATCCGTATCTACATCATACAATAAGATTAAACCAGCATCTCCTAATTTACTATCTATGATGTCTTTATGTAAATAGTACATATTACTAGGTAAACAATAATAGAGATACATCACTTCATTGCTTTCATGATATATCTTCTTCTTGAAATCATTTAGAAAGTCTTGTAGATTTAATTTAATCTCTACCTCAGTTAAATGCAATGACTTTAGATTAAAATATAAGAGGTCAGCTTCATACTGACCTTTTTTAGGTACTGTCATTAATACATTAGGTACACATATATTTTGTTTAAATAAATGACCACCCAATATCTGCAGAAAGTTATACTCACTTAGAAATCTACTCATCGTCCAACACCAATGTCACAATACCATCTTTATTAATTACTTTTGCTATTTGGTATGGAGTCCCTACAGCATTCTCTACTTGAACAGTATCATCTACATAACATGATGTCTCTAGTAATTCACCAATTAAGTCCTTTACGTTATATATCATCATAATTCAATCCCCTTTAATCTAATCTCTATAAATGACATGTGTTACAGTATATTCACGAGTAGTTACAATATCCCCAATTAATTCTTGATATTGTAAATATTCAGTATACTTATTAACTACCCTATAACCCCTTTGATTCATATCTTTAATGATTTTATCTACTATATAATCATCATACTCACGACTATCATATGAAACATATAATGTATCACCTGTATGATTCTTTAAGACATTATCATTCATAATATGTATAGGGTCTGATTTAATAGCTTCAGTCTTTCTTTGATTATCTTGTTTTATTGATATTAAAGCTATGATAACTAATAAAAGCACTATAATATGGAATACCCATTTACATATTTTCTTTAGTATACGTTTTATCATTTTTTATATCTTATGTCCACATAGCGAACCAATTCCTACGTAAAAACTTTAATGCACGCCTAACACATCTAACGTCTTTCTCTTTCCAAGAATCGCCTTTCTTGAAATAGTAATGTAATACCTTATACGCATATTTTAATTCCCTATGTATTTTCCTATGACAGTCATCACTATCCCAATCAATGATAGAATCCTCTAGGAAATACTTTACATGAAATGCAATCACACCACTTAATGTAGAATCTAAATTCCACATAGCTGAACCCCTATATCTAGTATATAGTACTTCTAACTCATTATACAGATTTTCTTGTAGCCTATCATAACACACATCACGCTCTTCTACAAACACACTACATGTATTGATATTAGGTTCTTCTTTTACTACACCACACTCACCACTGCGTAGACGTATACACTCTCTCTCTATTTCTTTTAATCGTAGATACTCATCCATGTCGATTGATACCTTAACAATCGACTCAGGGAAGTATCTGATGTCATCTTTTGTATTATTACTACCTACACTATTATTATCCATAACTACTACTTACTGCCTATAATTAGACATTACTCTTCTACAATACCCCTATTAACAAAAACACCTCTCCCATCAATCGTATTCCGTGTACCTTCATGTTTTATATTACAAGTACTACAACCATGATTACATATGTTAGTACATGTAGTGTCTTTTGTATCTACATACCGTAAATAATTATAATACTCTACATCCGCAGTATCACGTACTGTATCTTTTGTGCGTCCACCACCATATACACAATAACTCGTTGATAGATTAGGTACAATAGATTTAAAATATCTCTTAAACCATGTGATGCCATTGTTTGATACCTCTACTACCATACCGTCTTTTAATACACCACTAGCGATATCATCCTCTATTGCTTTTGTAGTTAATTCTATACAACTTCCCTCTTTAAGTTCATATACACTCGTAATTAGAGAATAAATATAGAATGCTAAAGACTTAGGTTCATTCCCTACATGATTATACTCATTACTATTAGCATTAACACCTAAAAGAATATGTCGTATGCCCATAGAGTCAGAAAGATGAATAGAATCCTCTGTCCCCATGTCTCTGCTGAAACCACCAACGACAACCCCACTAGAAGTAGTATTAAACATAATATCATTTCCAACATGATTTACACCTTCCCCATCGCTACCATGAATATCACCAACAGTATCAGAAACCTCACTACTGACGTTTCCTTCCGTAGCAGTTGTATCCCCACTACCATTAATACTATTGTTGGAATCATCTCCATGATTATCACCATTTACCTCTTTATTACCTTCAGACTCACTATGAGTCTCTACCTTATTACCATACCATTGCTTTGTTACTTCATCATATACAGGACGACTATGAAACAATAGTAACCCATTCTTACTATCATACGACAAATATTTAATGCCCCAATGATAGAAAGACCACAATAACCACTGCACACCATCTTTTGTAGTTAAGTTTTTAAAACTATCCCTACGTACACTATCTTGTAATAAGAATTGTGTCTTGACATCTAAACTATAAAACCTATCCATTATCTTCTACTTCTGTGTTAGTATCAGTCGCTACTTCAAATAATGTCCCTACGTCTACATTTAAAGCCTCCGCTACTTTACGACATGTACTAATACGTACATACTTTACATTCTCATTAATTAAGCTATATAAAGCAGGACGACTAACACCACTACTCCGTGATAACTCACTTATTGAAATCATACGCTTCTGCATTAACTTTTGTAATGCACCACTACGTAATCGAAATTGAATCAAACCCATAATATAAATCACCTTATCTTTAGTATGTTATAACACTATACCAATGTTACAATTACTTCAATATCACTCTCTCTTTGTAATACTTCTTTGACATCACATATCTCAGTAATAATTGTATCTAATGTAGAAGTATCATAACCGTCTCTGTAACCCCTTACATATAGATTACACTTCCTATCACTATAATACAATGTCGCATCTAATGTTACAGTACCATCTGTCATAGTACATTTAACACTCTCTACAGAATAATCCACTGCTACTACATAATTACTACCACGTGTATCAGTACTTACCCCATCAATAAGATTATCCTTGTAATAACAATCAAGTGCATTCACTAATTGTTTTATCGTATTCTCTAACATACTACACTCACCTACTTTTATTAGGAATTAAACCCCTTCTTAAATGCTTCTTGTAATGCATCATATAAACTATCTGCATTAATAGAAAAATCTTTCTTATCTACCTTACCACCACGATGACGTAATGTATATCCTTTATAGTTACCACTCTTAATGTCATCTTTATCGATAGACATCACTAAACTAGAAATACCACTATTATCTGTATCTTTAGTATCTTCTTTAGCATTAATATGAGATTTAAACTTCTCAGCAATGCTTTGTTTCTTCTCTACCTTAGGAGTAGCAGTAAAGTTATTAAACCCTACTTCTTCTAAATCATCTCTCTTAGTATTGATATCATGACATAGATTAATGATATTATCCTTAGCTGAATCAGCTTCTAATCGAGTAGTGAATACATTACCCATATACAATAATGCATAATCATAGATACTATCTGTCCATGTACCTTTCTTTACAATATCTTTATTAGATACAAAGTAGTATTCATCGCCATACATATAACGAGTCGTATCTTTCTCAATACTATATGCACCACTCAAGATACTAAATACTTCCCCTAAATTCAATACTGATTCAGTATTGCAATCAATAAAAGAACCATTACTGTCTACCTTAACAATTTTACATGTTTCTGTAACTCTAAAGATATCGTCTACCTTTAATTGATGAGCCTTTAAGAATTCATTAACATAGTAATCCATATGCTATACCTCCACACCAAACCATACTGTAATACTTTGTAAAGTTTTGAAAGCTAAAATTAAATCAAACATATTCGATATGGTGAATGTATCATGAGATGAATTGTATGAGTGTTAGCCTTCTCCTAAATAAAAAGACCTATTTGAATATACATGAAAACATTACATAATCTTACAATAGTTTACATTATGCTATATAGACTAAACGATAATGAAACAAACCATTATAAAACCCCTATAATATAATCAATGTATAGATATGATACACTCACTATATCTTACTCATATAATACCATATCTGTATTGAATTGTAAAGTTTAATATTTTTATGTAAATAAATAATAACACAACAAAACAATGGTTATAAATGCTAACAATCCACCAAAGAATAGATATGAATAAAACAAATCATCCACGCAAGTAGTTTTATGTTTATACTTTTCTATCCCTACCTTAATATTATGTACTAATACATCATAATAATCAGGGCGACACTCATAATCCCCCACATAAAAACGCTTATAACTCATATCAGATACAGAATCTTTAAAATAGATATTTACTACAGCACCATACTCATTTTTATCTAAATCTATATCCTGTAAATCCTTTACATGATACACACCTCTGTCCCAATCCCAATAAGAATTAGGAAACCCATAAGACCCACATGACATGCCAATATCATAAAAGAAATAATCACCTACCATCCCAAAAGTTGCATAAGAATGACCTACCATATCTACCACCTCTCTTAGAATAGTAACAAATACGCATTAAGTAATAATGATACTACCAATATTACAAATAATATCGTATCAGATGTATTCTTAGTAGTCTCTTCTTCATCTTCAGCACCATGAATAGTATCCACTAAATCCATTAATTCTTTTTGTTTTGCTTCCTTAAATTCATTTAAGAAATCTACCAACACGGCAATATTTTCACGATTTACAAAAATATTTTCATAACTTCGTGTATTATCCGTGAAATCTAAGAACATACTTTCACCACGTAAAAATATATCATTTACATAGGAAAGTTTATATGTTTTACTCCCCAAAATTACAACGTAACCATTATCAATATAAAAATCATCTTTAGTATACATAATTTACCATCTCCTTATAGTAAACTTAACATCACCTAATATATCACTAATGTCTAAATACCCTTTATCTAATAAGCGTAGCTTTTCTTTTAACTCATGCCTACGATTTTGTAACCCTCTATATCTATCAATAGCATTTAATAAATCAGTCTTAGCAGATATAAACTCTGTCTCTATATCTGATAATTCTAACTCATACTTTTCACGTAACTCTTTAGTATTAATCTCCATCAATACGACTCCTATTTGTATAAAAATAATGATATAACTGAATCTCTCCTTCAGACATACGATATAATAACTTTAATAAGTCATTATGCATATCTTCTTGTATATCACTAAATGATTTACTTACTATTTTATCATCCATACACATATTACATTACATCCTTCTAGCAAAAGACATACAATAGCAGAAACACAAACAAATAAACACTCGTAATGCTGTAGTATGTAAATCATGAGTACCACTATCATAAGCAACATTTAAGTACATCGCATATGACATAAGAGCAATCATAAATACTACGATATTAATAACCCTACCCATGTAACACACTCACTAACACCATTCCAACAAAGCAAGAACACACCATAACAGACAACATGATAAAACCAAAGATACCCCATTCAATGACTAAGTAATCTTCTGACTTAGCATCCTTAATGAGTCTATTAGTATCTTTTATGAAAGAAATTACGTCCTCTATATCTCCTTCAAACCCATTAAGACTAAACCACTCACCAATCCAATCTTTCTTTGATACCTTAAAATAAGTATCTTCTAGATACAATCGATGTAATGAGTCTAATCTATAGTAAAACCTATCATTAATCACTACATAATCATCAACCACTTTATAACTCTCTAGAATCAAATGTAACACCACCCTTACGATACAAACAAAATATTTATTTACACACTAATAATACCATATTTGTAAAGAAGTGTAAAGTTAAAATAAAAAGAGGTAGTGAAACTACCTCTTCAAATAAACATATAAAGTATTGAGAATATAAAACAAATAATAGAATTCACAAAGAGTAATACAAATGTAATTCTAAATACTGAGAAACTTAACCCACTTTTTGTATTATCTAAATCATCTTTTAACAAAAGATAGAACGATACAACAAATACTGGTAATGTCATCACAAAGCACCTTGAAGTCACATAAGACACACTCATAAATAAATCGGATACAGACAAAACGTAATCACTCCTCTAAACTAACTACTCTAGTAGTAGTGTAATCAACATTATAACCCCAACCATCATCAATTAGGTTATACTTAAATGCCCATCCACGAATTGCCTCATTGACAATCAATTCTAAATCTTCTTCAATTTTATCATTTGTAAAATCATAGATACTGAAACAATCCCTACTATCTTCTAAATCTTCTTGCATAAGATTTAAAATATCTTCGTCCCATACATGAGGAACATATTCCTTACACCTAGAAATATAGAATTCAGTCATAGTATCATCTACTAAATGCATACCGTCAACATAACAGAAATCTTCATAATCATTAATATCAGGGAACTTTTTAAACAATTCCCTACCCCATGTAACAGCTTCATCAAATGTATTGAAATAGATAGGTGAAAACACATCATGTTTTTCTAAATGAACGATATACTTATAAACAATATCATCTGCATAGTATGTTTTATAGAAAATATCTTCACGACAAGAATAAAACTCACCTTTAATTCCTTTAATGATAAAGTCACCATCTCTAACAGACAAAGCACCTTCTAATGTCCTTAGAAATAATTTACCATCACAATTATAGAAACAATTATCAGTACCTACTTCTTCCTTTAATAGTCTAGTAGACTCTTCAGCATTATAGAAGAATTGAAATGCTTCAACTGTTACAGGCTTTTTAATATATTTCCTCATTATTTACCCCTTGTTACCAAATAAGCAGTAGTAAAGTTTACAGAATCTTCTAAATCATATACCTTAGGCTCACTATTCTTAATCTTTACAACAGTAAACACATATCGAAGTTGTTCAGTATTATTTTCATGAAAATGACGTAGAATAACATAATGTTTTACATCTGTAACACCCTTAGCCAAAGACTCATCTACATCTGCCACATAAACTACTAAATCAACATCTGACTGAGTTAAACGAGATTTAATCTCTTTAGGTAAATCACTAGCATCAATTTTCTTCCAATCTAAATCAACATCTCTAAACTTAGCCATACCACTTAAAGATGCGTCTTTAGTAAAACCATAACTTGCCCAATGTAGACTATCATCTAAACTTAGTGTATTCCCCATTACAGATACATAAGGTTTAGACAAAATTTTATCAGATGGTGGGCTATCAACCACTAAACTAAGAATGCCACCAATAACAAGAATAACAACTAAAACAATGAAAGATACAGAAAGCCAAGTCTTCATAGTACCATCTTCATTATAACCAATTTTCTTATTCATAATAAACCTCCTAAAATTAAACCCCTATAAAATACGATATGCTAAAGTAACAATGCCTAAAGAGAGAACATGACAGAGTACTGAAACACATACTAAATTATAAAGTCCTTTGTGTAAACAATAACAAGTAACCATAAAAAATAATAAAGTTAGTAAAATATACATAGCAATCATTCTCAATCACCCCTTAAAAAACCTAATGAAACTATGTAAACAATTCATAAAACCATCACTAAACATCCTATTGCAAAAGAAAGAAGTCACGTCTGTAGGTTTAAATATATGCTTAAACAACATATAGTATTTAAACCACACAACATAAAAATTAAAATTATTTGATTTTACCTTAGCACTCTCTCCATCATCACCCAAAGTAATAGATAAGTAGTAATCCATGCAAAACTTGATATCATCTATCTTAATATCATTAATATTAATAGGTGCAATATCGAAAGGGAATTTACCACCACATGACTCATCTAACACAGCCAATGATACAACATCAACCCAACCAATAGTAGATGATTCATAATCGTTAACCAGAATATGACACCTAATGTAATAATCATCTAAAAACTTATAATAACTATCAATTTGTATGCTTCTGCTTGTCTCCATAATACACTATCGCCTCCTCTTTCATAGCATCTGACACAGTAAAAATATTATAAATACCATCAAATAAAAAATCTTTACCCATAATAACGCCACTCTCTGATACAAAGAATTTAGTGTTTGGATAATACCACCTTAAAGCCTTTAAAATAAAATCCTCGCTATAATCACACATGAACCAAAAACCCCCTCACATATGATGTATTAACTTTGACATTATAATAACATAGTTGTAAAGTTTTGTAAAGCATAAAATGAAAAATAAAAAGGAGATAGTATTTTCTACTATCTCCATAAAATATAAATATGCTATTTTTTACACAACTTCAATACTTCTTTTTGTAATAACTTAGAAATCTCTATGTTATTACATAACAATAAAATCCTACCTCTATTCAATGCACCATCTTTAATAGATAAGAGCATCTTCTTACCTTCATCTGTTGTAAAGTACTGTTGATATTTTGTTTTTAACACAGCAAAAGGAATATCTTTATCTGTGATATAAGAATATAACTTAATACAAGAATCTAAATCAAAATCTGCAGTATCACCCTTAAAAGGTTCAACTAGAAAACGATAACTAGCAATCTCACTACTTGCATCACCATAAGTACAAGGTACTAATTGCTTTTCAACTACTTTATAGTCAGCTGTCTTATCTTTACGTGTTCTTTTCTTAGTCCCTTTGTATGCCCAGAGTAACTCATCTTTCAATACTCGTAAGTCATTAGCATCTGACAACAACATATCCTCTGACAAAGGAATATCTTTACCAGCACCAACTGCACCTTTAACCATATTTAAGTTATTATTAAACATACGATATTTGTATTCGTCGATTGTACGTTTTGTTACTAACAATATAGCATATTGAGTATCAAATTTTGAATCCCTACGACAAACCCTTCCGATGGCTTGAATCATGTTCTTAGTAGAAAACGAAATATCATAGAATATAATCGTATTGCATTTCTGCAGATTTACAGATTCAGTCCCAGCTGATGTAATTAACACAACATCTCTAGAACCTATATTTTCCTCTACTGCTTCCCTAACTTTAATATTAATAGAACCAGTAACCTTATGTATTTTACCTAAATTAAGTTTTTTCTTATTCTTCTTTAGAATAGATTCTAATCTAGAAATTGTTTCCTTATATTCCGCATAGATAATAACACTATACCCATTACTAAATGCACCCTCTAAAGAATTTAATAATAATTCTTCTTTAGGAGAATATTCAGTATCACAGTAATTAGCTAATAGGTCTTCCATTGTTTCATCTGTATACACCCTATCAACAAAACGCTGTAAATCATGCATCCTACGAGAAAAATTCCTAGCATCATCTTCAAAATTTAAAATGCCACTAGAAACTCTCTTATATATCTCGTAATCTTTATCAGATAAATCACAATCTAAAGCAGTAAATTTAAGATTGTACTCTTTACCCCTCACAATCATGATATCATTAAGTTTTTCTCTAAGTATATCTAAATTCTTATACCCATAGACTTCTTTAACTTTAATTTTAGTAGGCTTACCACCACGTTTAATATATTGGTCTCGTAAATTCCACAAGGTAAAATTATTATCAAACGTATCTTTCTTACCTAAGAAACCAGGAGCAGAAAAATTAACTATATTATACAAAGAATCTAATGAGTTAAGAATAGGAGTAGCTGTCATAAGCCATACAATAGAACATCTAGAACGAATACTAGACATGATTTGAGAATACTTACTTTTTTTATCTTGCAGTTTATGTGCCTCGTCCACATTTAAAATCATAGACACATTTCTAGATTTTAACTCAGCAGTAATCCTATCTAACTTTTCTAGTTGAGTATCTGTACACACAAAAATACGATTTGTATCTAAATTATATGAAGTGTAATCTGCAGAAATAATCCCTACATCATCTTCGCTCAAAAGAAGTTTTTCAAATAACTCCCTTCTAAAAGCCTTTAAAGCCTTAACAGGACATACAATAATAGATACAACAGTATTATACTTATCTAATAATACTTTATTAGCTACTGACGTTATAAGAGTTTTACCTAAACCACATTGTCCACCTAAAATACACCCTCGCCTAGCAAGCATATATTCAGCACACTCTACTTGGTCACTCCCTAAAGTAATCCCATTAAAAGAGATATACTTATCTTCTAATTTATAATCAGCCACATTTACCCTCATTTACAACAAATAAAAATAGAGTCCACATTAGACATCATGTGAACCCTATTTTTAGGAGAAATTTATGTGAATAAGCTTCTATAAAAAGCTTCAATCAGAATTAGTAGTCTTAATAGACTGAGTGATAATTGAACTTAGGAACTAACCACAACCGTGACGAAAGTTCCTTGTTTGTGAGAGTGATTGAGAGAGAACTTCAATGAAATCACTCAGTCTATTAAGACCACTAAAACCTATATCAATAATATACCATAAATTATAACCACATGCAATAGTCTATTATTATTTTTCTATCAATCTATTTCTTTCTTCTTGCAGAATATCAGACAATTCAAAAATCATATCTTTATATAAGCCATCTTGATGAATGGAATCCTCACCTTTTAACATACAAGAATTAACATAAGCATATGTATACTTACTGATACATTTATCTATTTTCTCCTGTAATGTAGATGCGTCAAACGACACCTAATCATCACCACCATCTTTAAACAAATCATTTAAAACACGTGGAGTATATACACGCTCTGTAATATATAATTTATGATAAGACTTATTCACATGATTTGAAATCTTTCCTAATTCATTCACATAAGAAGTATCTAATTTTAGTATAGGCTCAATTAGTTCTAAGATATCTTTTGCTTTTCTACGAATCATAGACACATCTCGTATAGAACTTACTACTTTAGTCCTGCCACTACGAGTCGTAGGATATCGTAACTCACAATAATGATACAAGTCACACAAAGCCTTATCACACTCATTAACCACAGAACTAAAATATGAATCATTATTTCGTAAATATTTAACCATATCTACAAAATCTTTTGTTATACGACTAATATCTTCTGCAGAATAATCACTCTTAAATTTAATATCATCAAAAGACACCTTAACCACCCTCACAATCTAACTTAATATTAAAGAAATCCCTTATAGAAGTCAATGACACAGGAAAATAATTATTAGCATCCACACCAACATCATACCTAAAAACAGAATCATCTCTATTTTTTAAGTTATATTCACACTGAGCATGAATATGTCCATGTAAATGAATACTTCTTCCCTTATAACTACCATTCCACTGCATTAAAGGATAATGCATTAAAACATACTTAATCTTATCTAGATTAAATTCTTTATAATCAAGAATATCTTCAAACAAACTACTGTCATACTTTAAATCATGATTACCACGAATTAGAACCTTACGTCCTTTTAATTGTTGTATTAACTTATTAGATTCTTCAACAGAAATCTTATAAGTTAAATCACCTAAGATATATACTAAATCATTTTTATGAACCATAGAGTTATAATTTTGTATTAATCTAGTATTCATATCTTCAACACTATCAAAAGGTCTATTCTGAAAACGTATGATATTCGCATGACCTAAATGTAAATCGCTTGTAAAATATGTTTCCATAAGAACACCTACAAATTATCTAACTCATCTAATTTACTATGAATAAGTAAAAAATAATCCCTTAAAAACTCAATAGAAGAATCATCTGTTTTGTAACCAAAGTAACCCCTAAATTCAACAATGCTATTAAGATTTGATGCCATATCTTTAAATGATATACAACATACAGATAAGAAAGTATGATAAAAATCTAATGAATCGTCAAACATATTATCATAGTTAGATACATAGTAATCATACATTATATATGGTATTAATGATGTATCAGTAATTAAGTGTGTTTCACCACCAACAACAATAGTAGCTTTATCAGTATACTTATCATACTTAATAGCGTTATCCCCTAGCTTAAATAAATCCTTCATGCAATCATGAGCATAATCTAAATAGCTAGATAGTACTTCAATGATATCATATATTTTACAGAAATTATTATACATAAAGCACTCCTAAATGTAATCTCCTAATGTATACCCATAAATAACACCATTATCCATAAGATACTTCATCCACTTCTGCACATCATCATACACATGATTAGCTACAGGTATAGTACCAATGTACATCTGATAATCATAAGGCTGTAAAAACATTTCATCTAACACATCAATCTCTATAGCCTTAGTCTTTTTATTGATTGTGACATTAAAACTAATGTCACAATCCTTATCACCAACACGTCTACTAAAATACCATCTATCTTTAGCATAATCAGTGAAACCAATTTCACGCATCATATCATCTGACAAGATATTAGCTTTTATATTAGCATTTTGATTCCTTGAATCCAAAGGAACATTATCATTTATACAAACTTTCATGTTTGCCTCCACTAGCATAATACATATGCTTAACATCTATAATACTCTTATCTTTAAGTTCATCAATAAACTTTGTCCGTAAAAAAGAAACAAAATCTCTTGTAAAATCATCTAAACTATCTAAGTTAATATCTTTACCTCGTAAATAAGCACCTAGTAAATCCCTACAATACTTCCATCTCAAATATGAATCAGATTTAATCTTGACCATATAGCCACGAGCATCTGTCAACACATAACCCTCAAAATAAGCATCATGAGCCTTATTGATACAGTAATCCAATTCTTCCATATTAGAGATATAAAAAGATTCTACTGGAATTAAAGAATAATCAAATAACAAAGATGAATTGTCAATAAATACTTGACTAAACTCATCCATACATTTCTTAGAAAACTCAGTATCTATATGAATGCCATTATCTAAATGTAACTTGTTCTGTACAAAATCTAATAAGAATAATCTATGATTCTTAGCATAATCAATGATATGCACATCTTTAGGATGCACCACCTCAAATACTGCAGAACACTTATACTTAATAAGTATATCACGTAAAGCATCTTGAACTAATGTATTAGCTTTATAGAAATTCTCTTTTAGATAACCAGAATGCTCAGAGTTAGTAGAAGTTTTACTAGCGAAGATGAAACAATCGTTATCAAAATCCCAAGAAATAATCCCTAAAGAACCATTTTCTTTTTTAGCAACACGAATAGGATATTCTAAAGAATTTAGTTCTTCCACAGTATCCATCCTCTGCCCTAAGTTAAAGAATTTATCATAAGACCGTGCTTTTACTTCACCACTAATCCTATCAACAAATAAACCACGTGCTTTAACAGTAATATCATTCCACAAATCATGCTTAAATGCATCCCTTGTGAAATTTAAACTTACCATAGAGCCACAGTTTTTAACACTTACTAATCTAGAATTAGCAATAATATTAACCTCTAATGATTTAGTATCTAAAGGAACTTTACCATACTTCTTTGTAAAGTTAAAGTTATCTTCTAAGTATTTTTTATTATATACTGTGTTTTCATAGTTTAATACAACTGCACCCTCAGTATTAATATCTAATACACGTAAATTGCCACCAAATTCAACTTTACCTTCTAAAGAGTAACTAAACCCATCTGCAGTAGTTACACCACGATGACCAAATACTTGAACATCTAAACCAGAAGTATGATGTCTCATAAATTCTAGTGAAACTTCAAAATCATAACCACCAACACCACTAATGCATTGATTAGAAGATAATAACATCGCATTACTAGGAAAACGTGTCAATCCAGCATGAGTCACCATATAACGAATATTCCCACACTTAAAGAAATAACAAGAATGTAACTTACGATATAAGATACGTAATTCTTTCTTCAATAAGTTTTCATCGTCATAATGAAGTAACCAATCCTTCAATGTTGTTTCTACAAACCTTTGATATCCAGTATCATCACCATCTTCACTATGAGCATATCGAACCCAATGCGACTCATGATTACCTTCCAATAAAACAACATTCTTCTGCTCAGATAACCATTGAATTGTCTTTAATGTATCGTAGTGTTCAATCCCCCTATCAAAGTAATCACCTACGAAAACATAAAATGTATCAGAATTAAAATCCTTTAAAGCATCTTGAAGAACACTATTACAAGAATGTATATCACCAATAACTTTTACCTTATTATAAACATTAGAATCGCATAAGAAATCTACGTTATAATCAGATAAGAAATCTTTAATAGAATCTATTTTAGTAATCTCTCTATGTAATTTAGGAGTATCTTTCATAACTTTATACATCTTGCTACAAATATGATGTGGTACAAAAGAGTATGTTCCTCTACGCATTTCATTCTGTTTAGCTATCTGTAATAAATCAGTAGGCATGTCATAGTGATAAATCCTATAATTATACCTCTTAGCTAACTTTCTATATTCAGAAATTTGTTTTTGTAATGTTTTATGAGAAGAACAATGTGTCGCATCAATAATAGTAAATTCACCTTTACTCATTCGATACTCTAGCATTTTGTACATAGTCTCAAAAACTACATCATTACACTTCTGATTAATAGAAGAATCTCCTTCTTCATTCATTACAGGAGAAGAGTACATAAGACGTAATTTATCAGGAGATAGAGCATAAGGTTCTAAATCTAAATCACGTATAAGAGTTGATTTACCACTACCAGGACATCCCCTCATTAATAATAGAGCCTTCATTATTTAATCACCATCTCCCTAAAAACAGACTCATTATAAAATTTCTTAGCGTGTGTTTTAGCAGTATCTAATCTATAATTAGATAATAACTTATTTACTTCTTTAACTGTAACAACCAAAGAAAGATACTGCTCCTTAGTTAAAAGAGATTGAGTACTAACTCTAACCATCTCATCACAAACCAACATATTTAATCTGTATGAAGTAGTATTATCCCACCCATTAGTTGATTCAGTAATTTTGATTAACTTAGATAAATTCTCATCTTTAAGAACATGAGAATTTAATATCTTCAACCTATCATCAAAACAATGTTGAACACTCTGAATAATGTAATTACCATCATAACGCTCGCCTACTCCTAAACGAAAAATAGGTGCTATATTATTAGGCTCACCTTGTAATAAAGGGAATTGATTTGAAGAAATAGAGCGTAGCATAGTAAATACTTTTTCATCAAATAAAGAACCTTCAACAGTAACCAAATAAGAAGAATAAGAATTATCAATTACAGAATTATTATCATAATATGCAGATAGATTACAATATCTATTATCAATAGTAGAATATCTGATATTAATCTCCTTAAAATCAGAAAGCCAATCTAGTAATTCACCCATAGGAACATTAGTGATATCATAGTAGTTATAGTTTATCATTATTTGTACCCCACTATTACCTCAGAACTTACACATGAACCTAAATACTCTTTAGCTTTCTGAGCCTTTAATTGTAATGCAATCCCTTGTGTTAAAGAATTTAGCCTAGCTAACGCAGTACAGAACTCTTCAAAAGTATTAGATGACATATAACCAAGATTACCATACAAAGGAATGCCTAAAGAATCCAATTTAACACTACACACTAAATCATTATTTGATGTTAAACTCATATTAGCAATAGACTCTATTGCAGAATCCCCTAAACATTGATAACAGAAATTGCCATAATCAGACTTATCTTCTAACAATGAGTATGTTTTATATAATTCATAAGAACCATTATTAAGAATATTAAACTTACATAGAAATGTAGGTGGATTCTTAATATCGTCTTCTTTAATCTCAAAATCTTTTACATGCTCATATAATGTATCAAAAATAGGATATACATCATCCAACAACATGTAAAAAACATCCTCAGAATTCTGGATTAAACTTGAAAGACTAAACTTACCACTTTTAAGCATCAAAGACTTATCACGCTCTAAGATATACTTGAAATCATAATAATTGGACTTAAAAGCCAACTTATGAATATCAAGACCTAAATTTACTAAATTATATGCAATTTTATGGTAATCTTCAGATGGAATGTTAAAATATCTTGTAGCCATGTTATACCTCAACTATCTTATAAATACCTACATTAAATAAACGAATCGCTTTTAAAATAACAGCAATACATTCATGATTAACAGAAACTGCAGTATCTCTATTAATATCAAAAGTCCATTTACGATAATTAATAGTAACCTTACCTAACTCAAAAGTCAAATACACAGAGTAATCATACCAAAACACATGTATTGTTTTATCCACAAAGTTATAGAAACCTTGTTGTATAACAGAGAGTTTTAGCTGTAATAAACCCATCTTACCACAAACCTCAATGTTTAAGTTCTTTGGTATAGACTGATAGAACTCAAACTCTGTAATTTGATAAGTATCAAAAGAGTCAGCTAATAATACTTCCTCTAATATATAATCCTTAGGTGTACAGGTATAATAATACCCATCTACCTCAAATGTACCTTTCTTTGGTAGGCAAGATTTGATTGTATCATTACAATAATTAGGAATTTTTAAAAAATCATATCTGTACAAATCCAACATAATTATTTCTCCTTAAATAAAAATGAGTACGTAGAATTAACAACATCTACATACTCATTATAACACTATAATATTAAATTGTAAAGTTTTGTAAAAATGAACTTAGAAATAAACGATATTATTTACTATTCCACTCTAACTTACTACCTTTAATAAGTTGAGTATACCTCACATAAGGATTCTTTAATACGCTATTCTGATTATTAATAGAAACCTTATCAGAATCCAAAGAGAAATCATCAGTCCAAATTAATTGTTTCTTCTTCCTTTGTTTTATATGTTTCATTAAGACTTACAAACCTCTAAAAAATAATTATATACTTTTGTAGCACATAAATAGGTATTAAAATTGCCATCTTTTTTCACTTCAAAAGAAATTTCACCTACACATTTTTCTGCATCTATTAAAGTTAATGTCGAAGAAATCTCATGTGTCACAAAGTCATCTTCAAACTCTTCAATGTCTGCTAACCACACTACTCTAATCTTACCACCAGTAGACGAAAATGACTTAATCCCTACTAAATGAATACCCATAACAGAATCTAAATGAACACAAAATCCTCTAGTCCCTGTAAAATTCTTATTAATTTGTAACAATGTATTAGCTAACACATCATAGTCATGTCGTACAATTAATTCCATCCACTAAACACCCACATCCATATAGACACAATCAAAGATATCATAGAGATACCAGAAAAGATAGAACTTAAAGCATCATATACTAATTTTTGTTTCTCATTTTTAGCACTATCTTCAACAAATACAAAAATAATGGTCATAACAAATGATGCTATAAATAACTTGAAGAAAAAGTAATAATCCATCTTAAAAATTACTCCAAACACAAATTAACCTTTTTTGATTCTAAAATATAAGAATGAATTAAGTGCATTGATGACTTAAAAGACTCATCGTCAAAATCATCACTACCTAAAGAAATCTCAGAAACTTCTCCGTTGACACCTAATACATAAAAGATATTATCAAAAACATAAATATCAGCAATAGCTTTTAATGAAAAACTACGACCACATATTCTAACAATCATATCACCACTAATAACATTATCCATAATTTAATCCCCTATACTAATTAAAATCCACAATTAAAACCACTATTTAATCGTTGTGTAAAAGATTCTACTTCTTCGTCTGTGAACTCATAACCTTCTAAATCATTATCTTCTAAGTTAGTAGAGGAATCAGTATCAGAAAAGTCAATGAAATTAAATGTCATTAACGTACTTTTATCACCCCATACTAACCACCACTCATATCTCTCATCAAAATCATTGTAGTAATCAATAATTTTACCACTTTTATAAGTTGTTACAGTACCTAAACCATTTACAACAGTATACGTATTAACTTGTACAGTACAACCTAATTTATTAGAAATTGATTGAAAATTACGTCCAATCCCTACACGTAAATAAATAATAACCACTACCTCATCATCGTCAATCTTGACAGCATCATAACTCCAACGATAATGATTCAACTGCTCGATAACATCGTCCTTATCAGAAAAATCAGTAATATGTGCAACAATACCTAAATTATCACAAGTACTAGCAAAAGTTGTATAAAACATAAAAATCCCCTTTTTATTAAACAACGAAATCTATTACAACAACACTATAGCACAACTGTAAAGTAATGTAAATAATGCATTACTTAATCATTTCTAATACATCTAATTCTATATCATCCTGTTTAGTCATTTTAAGTAGGTTTTTACGAGTGTATATTTCAAAGGTATATACCAACCGCTCACCACTAATCTCATCCACATCTACTTGCTGACTACCTACTTGACTATGACTGAAATCACTATGATTAAATGTAAAATATGTATCAGCACGTCTAGTAGTATTGACCTTTGTTACATAAATAGAGGTTACGTCATTAATAAACATATTGTAAATAGAAGAACCACCTATAACAAATGCACGATTATTACCCAATGCTTCAAGTACTTCCTCTCGACTATGAAATACTCTAACACCAACATGAGCCTTATAGTCTCTATCTGATGTAATTACCCAATGCGTTCTATGTGGTAAAACCTTAGGTAGACTCTCAAAAGTTTTACGTCCCATAATAATTGTAGTCCCCAAAGTCTTTTGCCTAAAGTTCTTTAAATCGCCTTTTAGACGAAATAGTAAATCACCATTAACACCAATGCCATCACAATTATCCACACAAACAATCATATTACTGACATCCTCTCATGACTTTTAAGTCAATGAAGTTCCTACCCAAGAATACTTACTCTTACACATTAGTATAAAAGCATTGGAATTCAGATACGATAGGCTAACCCCATGTGTCCCACGGTTATAATTACATATTTATATAATCTCTAAAAGTCTTAATCCTTCATTCAAAATATTAATTGATGCATTGATATCTCTATCATGATGAACACCACATTCAGGACAAACCCACTCACGAATATTAAGATTTTTAACATCTTTATTTTTATACCCACAATTAGAGCATAACTGTGATGACGGATAAAATGTATCTATTTTAGAAATAGCCTTACCATACCACTTAGCCTTATATTCTAATTGCCTTATGAACTCATACAATGAAACATCTTGAAATGATTTTGCTAATTTAGACTGCATGAAACCTTTAATGTTAAGATTTTCTATACATATAATATCATAAGTCTTTACTATGTTAGTCGATAACTTATGTAGAAAATCTTTACGTATATTAGTAACTTTCTCATGAAACCTTGCTAACTTAATTCTAGCTTTTTGATAATTAGATGAACCTTTAACTTTTCTTGAAAGCGACTTAGCTAATCTTCTATATCTAACTTCAAGATGTTTTAATATTCTAGGATTCTTTATCTTTATTCCACTACTAAAGATAGCAAAATCTTTTAAACCCAAATCTATACCTACATTTTGATTGGTTCTCTCAAAACACGGAATATAGACTTCTGCTGTTATACTAGCATAATATTTTCCACTAGTCGTCTTAGATATAGTAACATTATAAATTTTAAGAATGTTTTTATCTTCTGATTTATAGTTATCTCTATATCTAAGTAAACCAACTTTTGGAATCTTGATAAAAGAATTATCTATTCTAATATTAGAACTTGTACGATAAGAGTTTTTATCATCTTTTCTCTTAAATCTAGGATAACCTGAGCCTTTATAAAATCTTTTGTAAGCACTGTCTAAGTCCTTTAAAGCATTTCCTAATGCCCATTTATCAGGAACTTTGAGCCACGGTTTTTGTCTCTTTAACTCTGTCAACATTTTTGACATATGATTAAAGGTAATCTTAATCTTGAACTCTTGATATAAATAACCCTTCAACTTCAAAAAATGATTATAAACAAATCTTGATACACCAAATGTCTTTTCTAAAAGAACACGTTGCTCTTTAGTCGGATATATCCTAACTTTAAAACTTTTATTCATAGATGATAACACCTCCTTTCGCACTAAATAAAGATATTTTACTACCCTATTATAATACCAAAAGGAATTTTTATCAAATATATAATTATAACTATGGAATTTTGAGAGAATGCTCGTTCAACTAGAGTCGCTACCACTTAGCCAGCACCACTACGTGCATCTTGTACTTTCATACAAGCACAGACCATATCTTAATCTTTATTATCTTAATAAAGACCTTCACCACTTCCACTACCAACCGCTTGTAGTGTACTCCCTCCCGGGATGGTCGTTGAACCTTCACTTTCGTGCTTGGATGCTGATTGTCCATTATTTACAACACTTAGGACTATACCATATGTGATATAGCTTTTATTTCACCTTATGTC